GTCTTGCTCTGAAAGACTTTCTGCGCTCTGGATCATCACGCTTTATGGACATGTGTTGGTCACCGAATCGAACAACGACAACTCGACCTTCGCCATTCTTTACATAGACTGCAAATTTTTTCTTTTCGCCAGGAGTCCTGAACGGTTTGTTCAGTTCAACTTCTTTGCCTTGATACTCAGCTTCAGTTAGCTCAAGATACTCAGTGCTTGGTGTATCTGCGTCTTCGTCAATCCAAGCAGCGTCTTCGCATAGTTGAACATATGCTTCTGCAATTTGATCGTATTTCATTTAATCCTCTTGGCGTAGTCGAAAATGTTTGATGCATCTCTGTTAATGTGTTTCACATCATTTCTATGAATCTGATATGCTTCATCTGGATGCAATACGCCAAAATGTGCGACATGAGTTCCATGATTCATTATTAAATCAAGTTTCTGAGCATCTGACATTTTCTTGACTAGTGTTTTACCAGATCGTGCAAATACAGAGTATTCACCAGATTTTATGTCTCTCATAGTTTTGTCTGAAAGATGCTTATGTGCTAGGCTATGTAGCCAAGTTGGTGCTTTACCTGAGTGAATTAGTTCGCCAATAGAATCTTCATCTGGTTGAACATCTTTCAGTTGAGAGCCATGAATCTTGAAGAGATATCCATGCTCACCGTATTTTGGATTTGCTATGTCTCGTTCTGCATGTGGTGTTCCTAACACATTACCACCAATAGCATAGATTGCTGCATAATCAATGTGCGGAGTAATATAGTTAGCTCCATGTACTGGAGTCAATGAACTCCTAGAAACAACGTCAGATACTTTGATTCCATCTCGCAGAATAGCATCTGCGTTTTCTTTATTTGATGTACCATGCCAGAAAGTCATATTCTTAATCTGGTCATTTGGTACTGCCATTTCTTGAAGCATTTCAATATATGCTTCTGCAATTTGATCGTATTTCATCTTTTTAACCAACCCTTAATCATTTGTGGAATGCACAGTGGCATAAACATCTGAACAATCTTCTTATGTCCAGTACGTCGAAAGAACTCATCTTTTGGTAAAGCAGCAAGCGTCCAGTTGTCGAAATAGAGATCGCCGTAGCGACCAATCATATGCAGTTCACCAGTCTTTGTCTTGCACCAGATCAGTCCATACTTATGCGTTACACAGAGATTGAATAGAAACTTGAATAGATTCTTATCACTCATGTACCAGAAGACTGTGAGACTGAAGTCTTCACAATCACCGCGATATTTGCCGTCTCGCTCTCGCATGACCGACCAAGAATCAACCAGACGATTGTCGTCTTTCTTGTACTGAAATCTGCTTGCGACTAATCGAATTGCGGAATGTAAATCCATATTCTCTCTCCTTGTTAAAACTGAAATGTATCGTCATTGCCCTCGACCCAACCACGTCCAGAATATGCTGGTTCTGGCACACTATCAATGCCACGATCAACGTAGCCAATCGGCAACATCTGATCTTCAATCTCTTGCAACTGAGCAGCAAAGAATCGCTCACGCAAACTGAAGTCAAACAAATCTTTAAAGACTGGCTGTGTCGTCAAGTAGGCAAACATCACCAACGGCATTACTAAGTCATCATGCTTACCCTCTTCTGCTTTGTATGAAGTGCCAACACGAATGAATGTTGTGAATTCAGAAATCGTTTCTGCATCATTGACGATTAGTTGATCGTTCTCAATGAGAGACTTGAGCATATCGCAACCAACAGCTTTTGTCTTCTTTGTTGTGCGAAGTCCAGGAGCTGAACCTCGACCACCACCTTCTTTGATATCTTCCGATGATGACATATAGACATTCTCATACTCAAGATCATAGAAGAGAATATCAGCGACTTGTTGTCCAAGATCATTAGTTTCAATCAGAACGAATGCATCGTTGTAGAGTTCGCCCATTCAATAGATGACTTCTGGAAACACTAGCGTTGATATGTTGTTGTCTCGATACGTACAGACTAACTTATATGGCAACTGCGTAATGTCTATGATCTGGAATGTCGAGTAGTCAAGTCCTTTGCCACGCGAAGTATCAACACACATCACATAGAAGTGATCTTTGATCGGTGCTTCGTATTGCAGAATTGAGTGGTTGTTGGGTACTGGATATGTTGGATTCTGTTTGACAAATGCGCCCAATTTATCACCAGCAATTAGTGTGGCACTACTTCCAAGAAAATCACACAAAACTTCTTGTCGGAATTTTAATTCGCCAAGTTCTGCCAGTTGATCCGCAAGCCATTTCTCATCTCTTCCTGGATTCTCTGACCAATGGGCATCAACGTGTACAAATCCATTTGTGCCGTTAACAGCTTCTGTATAGATGTTATAGAAGTGATTCATGCCCTTTGGTGTGGACACGATGATTAGCTTAGATGTTTTTGATGACGATAGTGTTGGGAATACCGATGCAATAAATTCTTCAGCTAGATTGCTGTTTAAGTGTGCAAACTCATCGCAGAAAATATTGTCCAAAGAGAAGCCGCGCACTGCTGATGGTGAAGTTGCTGAACAAAATACGCGAGAACCATTCTCTAATACAAGAGATGTTTTATTCCATTCTTTGATTCCTTGTTGTAGCCATTTGGGACAATTCTCGATGATGAATTGAACACGGGAGAAAATTTCTTTAGCAACAGCAAGTTTGTTTGCAAGAATTGCGGAGTTAGTATTCTCTCCACCAAACATTACAAACCACGCAAAATATCCTGCAACAACCGTGGATTTCCCAAGTTGTCTCCCCAACCTACATACTATCTTACGATTTTCTCTAATTGCTGTGATGATTCTCTTCTGATACGAGAAAGGCTTGAATGGAACTGCTCCCTTGCCAAGCACAACAATCTTTGCGTAGTTTTCAAGAAAGTAAACAGGATCTTTTGCACACTTTGCATATTCAAGAATCTGATCTTGTGTAAACTCGATTGATTCACCAATCTGTTTTAGATTGGGATTGCCAAGATATCCCTTTAACTGAGTCATTTGTCATCCATTTGATAAAACACATTTCAAATATTTAAAGATTCATCACATCAAGCTTTTCACTAAATACAGACATAAACACGATTTTGTAACCAAGAAAGGTTTTTAACTATGGCAAATTTCCTTAGTCCTGAAGTCCGCGTGGCGGAGCGCGACCTCACAATCACCACTCCAGGCGTTGCAGTCTCAACTGGCGCTTTTGTTGGTGAATTCTCATGGGGTCCAGTTAACGATGTAACTCAAATTTCAAACGAAGCAGTTCTTGTCACTCGCTTTGGTAAGCCAAACAACACTACGTTTGCATCATTCTACTCTGCAAAGAACTTCCTTGATTACTCAAACAATCTAATGGTTGTTCGCGCAAGCACTGCTGGTCAACTCAATGCAGTTGCAACTGGTTCTGCTGTCAAGATTGGTAACACCAATACCTATGAAACCAGCTACATGAATGGCGAAGCTTCTGTTGGTATGTTTGCTGCAAAGTATCCAGGCGTGATTGGTAACTCGCTCAAAGTCTCGATGTCTGATGCTGCAACGTTCTCTCGCACTCTAACTGGTACTGTTGCTGTTGCTTCTGGTGCTGCAACTCTGACCGGTACTAGTACCAAGTTCACCGATGAACTGACTGTTGGTTCTTATGTCACGCTGACTGTTGGTGGCTCTGTTGTCACTAAGCAAGTTACTGGTGTTACTTCAGACACTGCCGCAACTGTTGCGTCTAACTACTCTGCTGCTGGCACTGGTCTAACTGCTGTTGCAAAGTGGCAATATGCCGATCTGTTCAGTGCTGCTCCAGTTGATAGCAATCGCGCACTCGCAATGGGTGCTTCCAAAGACGGTCTACATGCAGTAGTCGTTGATGAAGATGGTCTATTCAGCGGAGTTGCCGGTACTGTTCTAGAGACTTTTGACAATATCTCTAAGGCTGCTGATGCACTACGCTTCGATGGCACTTCTGGCTACTACAAGACTGTGCTGAATAACAGTGCATATGTCTGGTGGATGGATCATCCAGATACTGCTGATGTCACTGCAACTGGTACCGATTTCGGTGGAATTGTTGTTGCCGCAACTGCATTCAAGGATCTGAAGAAGCCAGCAACTCGTTCACTAACTGGTGGCGCTGATGGCATTGCCGCAACTACTGGTGAAATGCAAGCAGCATGGGATCTGTTCAAGCAGACCGAGCAAATTGAAGTTTCTCTGCTGATTACTGGCAAAGCATCACTTGCTGTTCAACAGTACGTTATTCAGAACATTGCTGAGACTCGCCTTGATTGTATTGCTTTTGTTTCACCAGTTGATGCAAGCACTGGTGCACCAATCATCGGTGATACTGCTGAATCACTTGAGAAGATCATTTCTTGGTACAACACCATCAATGTCTCTAGTTCATACGGTGTTGCGGACAGCGGATTCAAGTATCAGTACGACAAGTACA